TAATGCGACTCTCACTCAAGACCCTCTGGCCTTGGTCGCGCAAAAGCGCCGACGTGCTGACGAACGACGCATTACTGGCGCGCCTGTTGGACGATTACCGCTCGAAAACGGGCATGGCCGTCACGCCTGCGACGGTGATGCGGCTCACGGCCTGCTTTGCCTGCGTGCGCAACCTCAGCGAGGACATGGCCAAGCTGCCGCTGCATCTGTACCGGCGCCGGGAGCGTGGCAAGGATCGTGCCGTCGATCATCCTCTTTACGGGCTGCTGAACGGTGCGCCGAACGACTGGCAGACCTCGTTCGAGTTCGTGCAGCTGATGCAGGCGCACATGCTGTTGCGAGGCAATGCTTACGCCCGCATCGTTCGGGCGGGAAAGCGAGTGCTGGAGCTGCTGCCGCTGGACCCGCGCCGCATGTCGGTCAAGCAGCTGGATGACTTCAGTCTCCAGTACCGCTACCAGGCGGCCAAGGGCGGCAGTGTCGATCTTGACCCGCGTGATGTGTTCCACCTGCGAGGCCTGACGCTGGACGGTGTGCGTGGAGTGACGCCTATCGAATACGCTCGCGAGGCCTTCGCGCTGGGGCTGGCCGCCGAAGAGCACGGCGCGCGGATGTTCGGCGGGCGGGTGACCGGTCCCGGCGTGCTGAAGCATCCGGGCAAGATGTCCGATCCGGCGTATGCGCGGCTCAAGGACGGCTGGAAGGAAAACGGCGGGCTGGAGAACGCCGATTCGCCGGTGATCCTGGAAGAGGGTATGACCTGGGAGTCGCTGGGCCTTAAGTTGTCCGACCTGCAGTTCCTGGAAACCCGCAAATTCCAGGTCGAGGAAATCGCCCGCCTGTACCGCATGCCGTTGCACAAGATCAACAGCATGGATAAGGCCACATTCAGCAACATCGAGCACCAGTCGCAGGAGTACGTCACCGACACGCTGCTGCCGTGGGCGCGCCGCTGGGAGCAGGGCATTGCCCGCGACCTGCTGCTGCCTGCCGAGCGTGGCCAGTATTACGCGGCTTTCCTGTTCAACAACCTGCTGCGTGGTGACGTCACGAGCCGCGGCGAGTTCTACCGCGCGCTATTCAACAACGGCGCGCTCACGCCAAACCAGATTCTGGAAATGGAAGACATGGACGGCTACGACGGCGGTGACATCCGCATGGTGCCGATGAACATGGTGCCGGTGGACATGGCGCGCGAGGTGGCGGCCAAAGCCGGCAGCAAGAAAGGAGGCGACAGTGTCGCGTAACCCGCTAGAAACCAAGTCCGCCGAAGGGGGCGGGCTGGATACCAAGGATTTCAGCTTCCAGATCAAGGCCGTCAACGATGACGGCCATTTTTCTGGTTACGCCAGTGTGTTCGACGTGGTGGACGGCGACTACGACGTCGTGGTCAAAGGCGCGTTTGCCGAATCGCTGGCTTCGTGGGAGGCGCGCAAGGCGCTGCCTGCGCTGCTGTGGCAGCACCGCCAGTCCGAGCCCATTGGCGTTTACACCAAGATGGTCGAGGACAGCGTCGGCCTCTACGTGGAAGGCCGCCTGGCGCTCAAGACGGCCCGCGGTGCCGAGGCCCACGAACTCATGAAGATGGGCGCCGTATCGGGCCTGTCCATCGGCTTTGTTTCCCGTGACGACAGCTATGACCGTGTCACCAGCGTGCGAACGCTAAAGAAGGTCGATCTGTGGGAAGTCTCAGTCGTCACGTTTCCGGCCAACGACGCGGCTCGCGTCAATGGTGTCAAAGCCCGCCAAGCCGAACAGGCCAGCGTGGTGGCTTCCCTGAACAACCTTATCCAAACCATTCGGAGTGCATGCTAATGAACGGTCAGCAACTGGTTTTCCCGGCCCATCTGGAGCGTAAGAACGCTAACCCCGGCGACCTGCCGCGCGTCATCGAAGATCTTGGCCGCGCTTTCAACGAATACAAGTCCGCCAACGATGAGCGCCTGAAGAAGGTCGAGAAAGGCGCTGCGACGGGCGACATCGAAATCAAGCTGGGCAACCTCGACAAGGCTTTGACCGAACTGGGCGACTGCAAGGCCGCCATTGACGAGCTGGTGAAAAAGTCGGCGCGTGGTGGGCTGGGTGGCAACGGCCAATCTGCTGAGCAGGCCGAGCACAAGCAGGCTTTCAACAAGTTCATCCGTAAGGGCGTTGATGATGGCTTGGCTGAGCTGGAGGCCAAGGCGCTGAATTTGGGCACCGATGAGGACGGTGGTTTTGCCGTGCCGGAAGAGTTGGATCGCAACATCATCCAGCTGCTGGGTCAGGACAACCCGATGCGTGCTATTTGCAATGTTATTCCGGTGGGTAACGAAACCTATTCCCGCTTGATCAACAAAGGCAAGGCTGGCAGCGGTTGGGTGGGTGAGACCGACGCGCGTGGCGCCACTGGCACGCCGCAACTGGCGTCCGTGGCACCGTTCTTCGGTGAAATCTATGGCAATCCCCAAGCTACCCAGAAGATGTTGGATGACGTGTTCTTCGACGCCGAGAAGTGGTTGGCCGACGAGCTGGCCATTGAGTTCTCCGAGCAGGAGAACGAGGCCTTTACGGTCGGCGACGGCGTCAAGAAGCCGAAGGGCGTTATCGCCTACGCCAACGCCGCCACCGACGACGCTACGCGCCCCATCGGCACGCTGCAATACGTGCTGTCCGGTGCTGCGGCCACGGTGACTTCGGATGCGCTGATCGATCTGGTGTACACGCTGAAGACCGGTTACCGCCGCAATGCCTCCTGGGTGCTCAACAGCATGACCCTTCCGGTTATCCGCAAGCTGAAGAATGTGGACGGCGACTATCTGTGGCGTCCGGGTCTGGATGCCGGTGAGCCGTCCACGTTGCTGGCCAAGCCGATCGTAGAAAACGACGACATGCCGGTGGTGGCGGCCGGTTCGCTGGCTATCGCCTTCGGCGACTTCAAGCGTGGCTACACCATCGCCGATGTGCGTGGTACTCGCGTGCTGCGCGACCCGTTCACCAATAAGCCGTATGTCGGCTTCTACACCACCAAGCGCGTCGGCGGCGGCGTGATGGACTCCAACGCCATCAAGCTGCTCAAGATCGCCGCAGCCTGATAACCCGTAACGCCGCCCGCCTGGCGGGCGGTTGGAGATTGAAATGATTGCAGTGAAGGTAATCGCCCCGTTCAAGTATTCGCCGGATGGTATCAGTGTGGTGGAGGTGGAAAAGGGCAAGGCAGAACTGCCGGAGGCCTTTGTTGAAATCGCCGTGGCTGAGGGCTGGATTGAACCGCCGAAAAAGGCGGGTAAGTCTTTCCGTGATCCGGTTGATCCGCCGGCGTCTGATCCGCCGCCTACTGGCGGCAACGGCGAATAACCGCCAACCCGACAAGCCCGCCCCGTGCGGGCTTTTTTCATGGAGCGCGCCATGCTGGAAAAACTCATCACCGCGCAGGATGCGGCCAGCATTGTCACGCTGGCGCAGATCAAGGCGCAGTGCCGTATCGATGCCGACATCGACGATGACGACCTTCTGCTGACCAGCTACCTGCTGGCGGCGGTAGAAAGCTGCCAGCACGAACTGGGCCGCCCGATCCTGCCGCAGGTGTGGGAGCGTGAATTCGACGACCCCGCCTTGCAGCTGGGCCTGCGTCAGGATGTGATGGCTGTTGCCAAGGTGACGGCGATCACCGCTACGTCAGAGATCGACATGGCCAGCGACGACTGGCGGCTGGCCAAAGGCTACAAGGTGATTGCCGTCGCAGGTTGGCCGTACGGCACGCAAGCGGTGCGGGTGCGCTTCACCTGCGGCGCCTGGGATGATGCCGCCGCCGTTCCGGAGCCGATCAAGCTCTGGATCATGCAACGCGTCGCCACCGCCTACGCCAACCGCGAGGCGTTTTCGAGTGGGCTGCCGCTCGCCACGTTGCCGCGCACCTTCGTGGATGGCCTGCTTGACCCGTATCGGAGCCTGCGATGATTCGCATTGCATCTGGTCAACTGCGCCATCCTGTGAAATTACGGCTGAACCGTCAGCTGCCTGGTATCGACATGGCCACCATGCCGGAGCTGGTCACCGAGATCTCGACCCGAGCCCGCATCGATGCAGTGGGCGGCTCGGTTTACCTGGGCTCGGTGCAGGTGGGCGAAGCCGTTACCCATTACCTTTACATCCGCACCCGCAAGAACATCACCGCCGAATGGGAGGTGGTCCACGGTTCGGTGGTTTACCGGGTGCGCCGCGTGGCCCCGCTGAACGATCAGCCGGAGTTCATGCGGCTGGATTGTGAGGAGTTGCGCAATGGCTGACACGCTCTCGATGCACATCAAGGGCTTTGACGAGTTCGACAGGGTCGACTTTGACAAAACCAAGGTGCGCTCTGGCTTTCGCGAGGCGGGCAAGATCGTTACCGGCCGGGCCCAGATGCTGCTGGCGCTGGGCAAGGGGCAGGATGGATATCCGACCAATCGCACCGGCGCTCTGTTGCACGCCATCAGCTTCAAGATCAGTCGGTCCGGCTTCATGGTGCGGGTAATGCCGAACATGCCGGAGGGTTCCAAAGAATACTACCCGGCCTATCTGCATTACGGTGTGCGTCAGGGGGCGCGAGTCACCAAGCTGGCGCCGGGGCAGGGGCTTGGCCGCAGTAATCGCCGGGCGCGAGGCGCCCGCGGCGAGGCGCTGGCGGCGCGCAAGGTCACTGGCTGGCGTATTGCGCCGCGTGACAACTACATCGTGGATGCGCTGCAGGATTCTGCCCAAGAGGTGGAGGGCGTGCTGGCCGCTGCTCTTGGTCGCGCCTTGCGGCCAAAATAGCCGGTGGGTGGACGATGCTGTTTGATTCAAATAGCATCCGGGGTCATCTAGTCTATCCGGAGAAATGTATGAAAGTGAGCGGTGTGAATGGCCAGTTGGAGCTGTCCGGCGATTTGCTGTTGATCAAGCGTGAGGGCTTTCTTGCCAAGGCGGCGTTTTTTGGCAAGGGCGAGAAAGCCGTCAAGATCGATGCGCTCTCTAGTGTCGAATTCAAGCAGGCGGGCTGGCTGAGTAATGGCTTTATCCACTTTGTTTTTTCCGGAAGCAGTACGCTGGATGGCAATATCGACGCAGCCAGTAAAAACGAGAATGCCGTCATATTTACCAAAAAGCAGCAGGCCGACTTCCGGGCGCTGCACGGTGAACTGCTGCAGCGGATGAGCCGCGAGTAGCCCACTCCTGCGTGATTAACCCAACCCTGCTTCGGCGGGGTTTTTTGTTGCCTGTCGCCATGAAAATCACCCCGATCATTGCCCACCTCCGTAGCTACTGCCCGTCCTTTGCCGGCCGGGTGGCGGGGTCGCTGGAGTTGGCTGCGCTGCTGGATGACAACGCGCCGCTGATGCCGCTGCCGGCGGCTTACATCGTGCCGACGCGGGAAGATCCGCAGACGCCGACCACGACGGCGCCCTACATGCAGGACCTGGAAGAAAAGTTCGACGTGGTGGTGGCGCTGGCGCCCAGCGATGAGCGCGGCCAGTCCGTGGCTGACCGCTTGCACGACCTGCGCGCCGAGCTGTGGCTGGCGCTCATTGGCTGGTCGCCGCCCGGGGGCGATCCGGTGGAGTACGACGGCGGGGCGTTGCTGATGCTCAACCGGGCGCGGGTGGTGTGGCGCTTCGGTTTCACCTCGATGTCCGTGATCGGCGGCATTCGAGCAGCTGGCGAGCCGCCGGCTACCTGGCATGACGTGGAGCGGGACGGCCTGGCCGATCTGCTGCGCGTGCACGTCGATGTCGATAACGGCCCCGCGCCGGATGGCCAGCTCGAGCATCAGCTGCAGATCACGCTGCCAGCCGCTTCAACCTGAAGGATTGACCCATGTATCTGAAACCGACTGACGGGCGGTCCGTGCCGGACCCCGCCCGGGGCGACGTGTTGCCCGCTTCCGGGCGTGAAGTGCCCGAAACCCAGTATTGGCTGCGCCGCCTTGCGGATGGCGACGTGCAGAAGGCCAAGCCGCCAACCCTCAAGAAAGGTGATCAGGAATGACCGTTCCGTTCAACACCATTCCCAGCGACATGCGTGTGCCGCTGTTCTACGCGGAAATGGACAACAGCGCGGCCAACACCGCCACGGCCGACAAGCGCACGCTGCTGCTTGGTCAGAAACTGGCTGCCGGCGGCGCGCTGGCCGGCGTGCCGCAGCTGCTGAACAACATCGCTACCGTGTGGACGCTGTTCGGCCGCGGCTCGATGTTGGCCAACATGTACGAGCGCTACATCAAGTCCGACCCGCTGGCCACCATCTGGGGCATGGCGGTGGCTGATCCGGCCGGCGCCGCTGCAGTCGGCACCATCACCCTGGGCGGTGCGGTCACCGCGGCCGGCACGCTGACGATGTACATCGACGGCCAGCGTGTGCAGGTGGCCGTGGGCGCTGCGGATACCGTGGCGGCTGTGGCGACGGCGCTGGCGGCCGCCATCACGGCCAACGCCGATCTGCCGGTGACGGCGGCCGCTGCGGCTGGCGTGGTCACCCTGACCGCGCGCTGGGCTGGGTTGACGGGTAACGGCATCCCGGCGGTGGCCAACTACTACGGCCTGGCGGGGGGTGAGTCGTTGCCGGCTGGCCTGACCTGCGCCATCGTCGATATGGCCGGTGGCGCGGGCGCCCCCGATCTGGCGGCGGCCATCACCGGCATGGGCGACGAAGAATACGACTTCATCGTCAGCCCGTATACCGACACGGCCGCGCTGGATGCCCTGAAGCTGGAAATGGGCGACAGCGCCGGCCGCTGGAGCTACCTGCGCCAGATTTACGGCCATGTCTACAGCGCGGCTCGCGGAAGCATGGCCACGCTGGTGACGCTGGGTTCTGCCCGCAACGACCAGCACTGCACCATCGCTGGCTATGAGCTGGACGTGCAGACGGCGCCGTGGGGTTTCGCCGCGGCCTATGCCGCCCGCAACGCGGTGTATCTGAAGGCTGACCCGTCCCGGCCGACGCAAAGCGGCGCGCTGGAAGGCATTCTGCCGGCGCGTGCCGGCAAGCGCTTCGCCATTTCCGAGCGCAAGACCCTGCTGAACAACGGCATTGCCACCAGCTACACCGCCGCCGATACCGTGCGCGTCGAGCGTGCCATTACCACCTACCAGAAGAATGCCTGGGGCAGCCCGGACAACAGCTACCTGGACAGCGAAACGCTGCACCTGTCGGCGGCCGTGCTGCGCCGCCTCAAGGGTGTGGTCACCAGCAAGTACGGCCGCCACAAGCTGGCCAATGACGGCACGCGCTTTGGTGCTGGTGCGCCGATCGTGACGCCGGCCATCTTCCGTGCCGAACTGGTCAGCGAGTACGCGAAGATGGAAAAAGCTGGCTGGGTGGAAAACGCCGAACTGTTTGCGGCTAACCTGATCGTGGAGCGCAACGCCGACGATCCGAACCGCCTGGATGTGCTGTATCCGCCGGACTACATCAACGGCTTGCGTGTGGTGGCGTTGCTCAACCAGTTCCGCCTGCAGTACAGCTAAGCGATAACCCCATGACAGCCCGCCGTGCGCGGGCTGTTGTCATTTCAGGAGCAGCCCATGAGCGGCAGCAAAAAAGTAGCTGGCACCTGCTACGTGAAAATCGACGGCGATCAGGTGGCCGTCACCGGTGGCGTCGAGGCGCCGCTGACCGATGTCGAGCGCGAGGCGTTCAAAACCAGTGCTGGCGTCCACTACAGCGAGACGGATGTCATCCCGTACGTGAAGCTGGAATGCGTGGTGCCGAAAGACTTCCCGCGCGAAGCCGTCACCAAGAACGACGACCTGACCATCACCGTGGAGTTTGCCAACGGCAGCGTCTACGTGCTGTCGGGTGGCTTCCTGGTGAACCCGGCGGCGCTGAAGGGCGACGACGGCAAGGTCGAGCTGGAATTCAATGGTGACAAGGGGATTTGGCAATGAGCGAAGTTCGTATTCCACTGAGCGCGCCGATCGAGGCGCATGGCGAAGAAATCAGCGAGCTGGTGCTGCGTAAGCCGCTGCCGGCCTGGGCGCGCGCCATCGGTCTGATGCCGTACCGCATGACCGAGTCGAACATCCCGGACATCAATGTCCCGGTGGCCTGCCAGTATGTCAGCAAGTGTGCCGGTGTGCCGCCCTCGTCGATTGACCAGCTGGACATTGCCGACCTCAATGCCGCGTGCTGGGCTGTGACCAATTTTTTCTGGCAGCGGGATTCGCAGACCTCGGACAGCTGAACGATCTGCTGTTTGACGTGGCGGCCTGGTGGCAAATCGACCCGTTTGTCCTGGCCGAGCGCAGCCTTGATCAGCTGATCGAGGCGCGCGACCACGCACTGCGAATCAACAAGCTCAGGCAGGAGGCCAACGATGGCTGACAAGTTTCAGCTGAAGGCGTTGATCACCGGCGTCGACAAGCTGTCGCCCACGCTGGATGGTATCCGCAAGAACGTCGCCAAGCTGCGTAAGAACCTGCGTCAGTCCGGTATGGCCGAGATCGACTTCGGCAAGGTGGCGGCCGTGACGGCGCCGCTGGTTGGGGCGGCCAAGGCGGCTATCGATTTCGAGTCGGCCATGGCCGATGTGCGCAAGGTGGTGGATTTCGACACGCCGCAGCAGTTTGCGGACATGAATAACGAAATCCGCCAGATGGCGCTGCGGCTGCCCATGGCGGCCAAGGAAATTGCGGCTATTTATGCGCAGGGTGGTTCTGCCGGCGTGGCGCGCGGCGAGCTGAAGGCCTTTGCTCAGGACGCCGTTAAAATGGGGGTGGCCTTCGGGTTCACGGCGGAGCAATCTGGTGAGCAGATGGCGGCTTGGCGTGCCGCCATGGGGTTGACGCAAGACCAGGTGCGAGGCCTGGCCGACCAGATCAACTACCTGGACGCCAAGGGCAACAGCTCGGCCAAGAATGTGGCCGAAGTTGTGACCCGGGTGGGTTCCATCGGCAAGGTGGCTGGCCTGTCGTCTAGCACCATTGCCGCCTTGTCCGCCACCATGGATGCCGTGAAGGTGCCTACCGACGTGGCCGCCACCGGGATCAAGAATTTCGTGCTCGCGCT